TTATAAAGTATTTACTGGTCCACAAGTTAGCCCTACAGGTAGTGTTTATGCAAGAGTCATCGGTGATGCTGCCAACGCCTCAGTTTACATTACACCAGGAGAGGGTCTGTAATGCCGTTGGTAAAAGGATCATCTAAGAAAACCGTATCCCGTAACATCAGCAAGATGGTGCGGGAAGGTTATCCACAAAAGCAAGCTGTTGCTGCTGCTCTTTCTACCGCTAGAAAAACCAAAAGAAAAAGTAAGCGCTAGTCACACTTTTGTAATAATATAGCTTTACATTTCAAGGGGATAATAACCGCACAAGGGGATTAGCGTGCTTGAAAGTCGTATCCGCAAGGCGAATATCACAAAATTAGCAATCCGTTCACTGCTCAAAGATATGCAGTTGGAAACGCTCCCTTCCGATACGGTTTACGATGTCACCAAAGGTCACTGGTGGATTCTCTATGTAGATTACGAACCAGCAGGATACTGCGGTTTAGTGCCATCTAAGCAGTGGCAAGATACAGGTTACTTTTGCCGTGCTGGAATCCGTGAACCCTATCGTGGGCATGGGTTACAACGCAAACTTATCAAAACCCGCATACGCAAAGCCAGAGAACTCGGTTATAACTGGCTGATTACCGATACCAACGATAACCCTGCATCAGCAAACAATCTGATTGCTTGCGGTTTTCGCATGATTACTCCCTCAAAGCCCTGGTGTGAAAGCGAAGCTGCTTGTTATTGGGCGCTAAAACTAAGGTAACTATGTCAACAAAACCCCTCAGCACTGAAATCATGGAGCAAGCGGTAGATGCTGTAAAACAATATCCTACTGTTAAAAGCGCAGCAGCATCACTCGGAATACCGCCACAAACCTTGCATCACCGCCTAAGCAAAGCTGTTGAAGCAGGATTATTTAGCGCAGAAGAACGCAACAGAAAGTATAAAGTTGACAAATCTATCAACATTCATCCCATGCTCGAAACCGATATTCTTCCTGATGAGGATATTGATGTAGATGAACTGGTAGAACACCGCATTAAGCAGTTTACTAAGAAAAAAGAAGCCAATGATGCTAGGCGTTGCATCAAGGTTAAGGTCAAAACGAAAGGTCCAGTCGGTATTCTATGGTTTGGCGATCCCCATGTTGATGATGACGGAACAGACTTAGAATCCCTAAAAGCCCATACCGATATTTGCCGTGATACCCCCGCTATGTTTGCAGCCAATGTGGGTGATACCACAAACAACTGGGTAGGCAGATTAGCCAGGTTGTATGCCACCCAAGGAACGACTGCTAAACAGGCTTGGATGCTCGCAGAATGGTTTATTAAGCGTTGCCCTTGGTTAGTCATCATCGGAGGAAATCATGATCTCTGGAGCGGTTCTGGCGATCCTATTAACTGGATAGCAAGAGGACAAACCTACATTCATTCTGCTAGTGAAGCGAGGTTTGCTCTGGTTTTCCCTAATGGCAGAGAAGTGATTGTCAATTCTAGGCACGATTTTTCAGGTCATTCCCAGTGGAATACTGCTCATGGCGTAATGAAAGCCATTCAAATGGGTAGCAGAGATCATATTTCTGTTGCTGGACACAAGCACATTTCTGGCTACGGTGTCATAAAAGACAGCATTTCTGGAAGAATCTGTCACGCAATTCAGGTAGGAAGCTATAAAATGATGGACAGGTACGCCCAGGAAAAGGGTTTCCGAGATCAGATGATTAGTCCTTGTGCTGTCACAGTAATTGACCCAGAATTAGAGGACACTAATCCAGACATGATTAAGGTTTTCTGGACACCAGAGGAGGGGAGAGATTATTTGGAGTACAAGCGCAATGGAAAACTGGCTAAAACAACTGCTGACAGGAAAAGATAATGCTACTCTCGACCTTGGTAGGGTTTCTTGGATTGTCGGTCTTGGTATCGTACTTTGTGTTTCGGTGTATGAAATTTTGGAAAAACAAGTAAATATTATGGAGTTAGCGCAAGCCCTAGGCATCATTAGTGGCGCACATGGCGCAGCGATTTGGGCTAAGAAAGATACTGAACCTCAATGAACTTTATATTCAAACTAATAGGCGGTCTAAGTGGACAAATTTACATTTATCTTGCTCTCGTACTTGGTGGGTTTGGTGCTGGCTTTTATCTTGAGCATTTGCGTTTTGTGGAATACCGACAGGAAGTCCAGATTGCAGGAGAAAAACAGATTGCAGAGAACGCAGCAAAACAGAAAGAACAGGAAATAATCAATGACAATCTCAAACAAACTTACGAAGCTCGGATTAGCAATATTCACACTTTCTATACTGGGATGCTCAACTCCCGTAGCGGTGCAGTGTCCAGCGTTCCCAACGCCACCCTCACAGTTAATGGAAAAACCCTCGACAGCGTGGCTGTTGCCGAACAGTGTGCAGCCGAAACCGCAAAACTAATCACCTTGCAAGACTGGGTGAATCAACAGATCAGCTTAAATGCCAAGTAGGTACAAAATGCAACAAACTTATGATGAAGCGTTCCAATACTTAATGAAGTCCGAAGGAGGATTCGTTAATGACCCTCGTGATAGCGGGGGTGTTACAAACTGGGGAGTAACCAAAGCAGCCTGGGAAGATTATTTAGGTCGAACAGTCACGATTGATGAAATGAAAGCGCTTACGCAGACAATGGTTAAGCCTTTTTACAAGGATCGTTACTGGAATACCGCAGGATGCGATTCTTTTCAAAGAGGTGTTGATTATGTGGTTTTCGACTTTGGTGTTAACGCAGGAGTTCGCAGATCAATTAAGTGCTTACAACAAGCAATTGGAGCAGATCCAGATGGAGTATTGGGATCTGTTACTCAAGCCCTTTTACAGCAACAAAATGCCTTGGACCTTATTCCAAAATTCTCTGCTGCCAAAAGAGCTTTTTACGAAGGATTGAATAAGCCAGCCTTCCTAAAAGGGTGGTTAAATAGAGTTGACGAAGTGGAAAAAAACGCTTTAAATATGGTTAAGAATGGCTAAAGGAAACTACCCTACCAACACTACAAGCGCTGCCGAAAGACGGATGGGCGTAGGTGGAGGTTTGACCCAGAAAAAAGCGGTAAAACGCAATAATCTTAAGGTCAAGAGAAAGGCTACTCGTGGCTAATGTCAATCTTTCCGTAGGCAGAGGTGAAAAGCTATCCGTTTCTAAGGGTGGCGGTCTGACTGCGAAAGGGCGTAGAAAATATAACAAAGCCACAGGATCAAAACTAAAAGCACCCCAAAAATCAGGCAGTCGGCATCGCTCATTTTGTGCCAGGTCTAAACATTGGAAGGGTGAAAGAGGAAAAGCTGCTAGAAGAAGATGGGGGTGCAGATGAAACCTGGACTTTATGCCAATATCCATAAAAAGCGTGAGCGTATCCGTAAAGGATCGGGCGAGAGAATGAGAACGCCTGGTTCAAAAGGCGCTCCCACAGATAAAGCCTTTCGCAAAGCCAAGAAAACCGCAAGGAAATCCAAGCGGTGATTCATTGGGTACTAGGTGAACCCGCATCATCATGGAGCGGGAATGAGTTGCCCCTCAAATGCGTAACTGCCTATATGAGCGAGTTGACACCAAGGAGCAGCAAAGACTTGACCGCCACTCTTGCGCCAAATATGGCAGAAGTGGTAATCCTCAGAAAGTAATCTGCCAGTTTCAGGTTCAATTGAAGTTGCAAAGTATTCTTTGACTTCATCCCTTACACCTAACTGACCACCTAAATCAGCTACATCGTTGTAATACATTGGCACTTTGTCTGCTAACTGCTCAAAGACTTCACGCTTAATCATCATAAAACCAGTGCCACCATTGAAGATCTCTACTGGTTCACCAATAGGCACAGTTACCTCGCCCTTGTAGTCCACCAGGTTCACTACAAAACTGCCTGTATAGGCTTTTAACTGGTCATTAGGCACACCAGCATCCATCGCTTGCTTAACGGTGTTCCAGTTGATTTCTTTTTTAGGGTAGATACCGCAAATCACATCCTTATCAGCCCCAAGCATGGCAAGTACATCACTGGATCTAAATTTAATATCGCTATCAATAAACATCAGGTGTGTTGCATCGCTCTTGAGAAAGCCTTTAGTTAAAGCGTTCCTTGCCCTGGTTATCAAGCTCTCGTTAAACATAAAGCTGTACGCTGCTTCAATTCCTGCCTTTTGCAAGGTTATGTTTAATTCCATAATGGATTGTGTGTAATAACCAGCACACTGCCCGCCATACATCGGTGTAGCTACAAATAATTTAGCCATTGCCATCCCCAAAAAAAGTTAATTTGTTGCACTGCATCAATATTCAATAAGCTGTTTACCATAAGCAAACAACAAGTCTTTCGGTACTAAAAACGCCTTTTTAGACACTGTGTCACCGTTACCCGTAAATTCAACATATTGCAATTTATTGGTAAAAATACAATGCACAATGTCCATCGGCTTCATCACTTGAATGATGTGGTCATCATAAAAAGCCCAATAATCAGCCGTAGTTGCCATTAAAGCAGATCTTTTGCCATACATTTCAATTTCAACAACGATATTACCCGTGACATTGCTCATAGGATCGTATTTAACTTCCATAGACTTATGAATCTCAGGAATCCAAATATCGTAACCCTTGTACTTGTGTATTAGGCTTGCAGAAGGGTATCTTTGACGAATCTGGTTTAAAACCTTATCCTCAATTTCAAAACCCCTGGCTAAATCGTTGTAAAACGGATCAGTCATGAAAACAAGAAATAGCCAAATAAAGTCATGACAACCAAAAACACATACATTACTTCGGACAAATAGCGTTTTCGGTAAGCATCACAATCAATTAAAGCGGTTTGCAGCAATATGGCATCAGCATCCATGTAAGGTCTGCTGTCTTTTTGGTAATACTTACCAATCTCTACTTTGCCGTTGTTATAAGGTATGTTCATTTCTCTTGTGCCTTTTCAACCAATGCTTTTGACCAATCAATAGGTTCTCGCTCAACAATTTCCTCATGATGACAATGGGTGCATCTATAGATTGTGCAAGTATTACTTCCGCCACAAGCACCCATGATTCCATCAAAGTTTTTATTGCAATTTTTACAAGTTATTTGATGCATTTTCTTGTGCCTTTCCAAACAATCTTTTAACAAGACCAGCCATTACTTCATACTCGTCTTGTGTCATGGTTGTTCTCATCTCGTCAAAACCTTCTAACTTAATACATAGCTGGAATTTTTCGGTGGTTAAATCGTAACCAGCTTTATAACCAAGTGCGATATTATTTGATGGTAAGAATTCTGTAGGACAAACTGTTCTTTTCCCATTTTCGCCATGTAGTATTAACATTTTCCATTTACCTCTTTTATTACTGCTCTAGCAAAATATAAATGCCCATCATCAGCAGTTTGCCTATCTATTAAACGAATTTGATGGGCAATATTTAGTATTTCCTCATCTGTTAGTGTCTTTGCTTTCAACGCCTCAATTTCAGCTTGTTGCTGGCGTAGCATGGTGGCAGCTTGTTCTCTTGTGCCACCTTCCCAATGCCCTTGTTCTAACCTATCAGCTAGTTCATTTGCGTTCATTAAATATCCCTTTAATTAAGTGCCAGCTACCCAGAAAGTTGGCTGGCGCAACCCCTAACTACCTAGCTAATTCACGCTAGATTCCCTCTGAGCTGGTGTATTCCTCCATCGTGCCTACCATCACTACGCACGCACCACCCTTTTTCGGAATACCTCTCTCAATACGAACCCATTGAACTTGTACATCATCGTCAAACACTCCCGCATCTTGCAAGGCATCCAATATCGGCTTTATGCAGTTATCCACATCCATTAAGCGTTTCGTTGCTGGTCTAAGAATGATGTCAACCCAAACTGGTTTATCACCAAATTTAGGCACTCTCCATTCAACGACATATTCAGCAACATCTTCCTTGAATTGCCTTCCCCGTTGGCTGATAAACCTGCGTTTACCGCTTGCAATCCAATAATTGTTAATAGATGGTGGATATGGTAGATACAAAATGACCATTAGCAGCCTGGCGGTCCAAAAGGTCCATCAATTTCGGTATCCCAGCAACAGATTTCTCCACTGCCGTCAAGACCGCACTTTTGGTAAGCGTAGCTGTTACTAATCATGAGCATCAAACTAAAAAGGCACATCGCCATCTTGAACACGATTGACCTCCTTAGGATATGTGCCACCCTCAGGTTTCCAGTTATCTTCAGATAGGCTAATTAAGCTGCCTTTAGGCGTTTGTTTAGTCCACCCTGCAATCTTGAGTGTTTGACCTGCTTTGTAGTCCTCAGAAAGCAATAGAGTGCCTTTCCAGTCTGGTGATCTCTCGTGTTTTTTCTCGTTTTGAAATAACACGCCTTTGCCCATCTGAGCGATATGTCCATTAGCCATTGTGGATTTCCTTTCTAATTGCTTGGAGCTTTGATAAAAACTTTGCTGTTGTATTCCCGTCAAAAGACTTCGTATACTCTTCATTTACTTCCCTGAACTTTTTGATCTTTTCAAACTTTTCCTCAGCCGTAAATTTCGGTGATTCGTGGATCTTGGCGTGGATTTCCGCAAAACCTTCAATCCAGTCATCACGAGTAATGTATTTAGCGTAAGGTTCTTCCTGACCTGGCACATACATGGGAATGGCAATATCTTGCAAATCCTCAGGAATGGCTGAAATCTCTACAACATTCGGAATAACCGATCCCATCACCTTTTCTTTTACTTGGCTAGGCTTGGTGGTCGTGCTTTCAAAGTTTTCAACTTCATCGGGGCTGTAGAACCCTGTAACAGATCCAGGGAAAACTGATCTAATCCCCTCTGAAATACAACGGCTTCGTAGCATCGCTCTGGGGAACTTTTGCCATCCACTTCCTGGTTTAACAAGACCAATCTTGGAGGCTTGCTCAATTGTCCATGTAACCGCAAGGTCACCCCCGTTGGGGTGTGAAAAAACTCCTGTAACTTTGTCATCTGTATAGTCCTTCCATTCGACTTTTCCACCTGCGTTTTGAAAGCGTGCGAGCATAGCGTCTGCTTTGAGTGCTGGTCTGCCCTGAATAATGTGAAAATCTCTTGCTGCTGTGGCAGGATGTAATCCTTCAGCCTGTGCTACTGCCATTAAAGCCAGCACTGAGTTCTTATCCTTCATGCCAAACAGTCCTGAAGCTGCGATAGCGGTAGCCATCTGCTCCATCTCTGAATATGCGACTAAATTACTCATACAAAAATATCCTTTAATGTGATTAAAGTATCAATGACACTGCTGACAGTCATCACCCATACCGCTAGATCTAAGTTATTCATTTGACTAAGAACCTCCGAGAACCTGGCTGCTCAATAACGAACTTCTCATAAATATCGGGCATAGCCTGTTTAAAGAGTGTGGTGTCAAACTTCTTAGCGGGTTTGCTGTTACGCCAAGTTATTAGCGTGTTGCCTTGAATGTCTAATAACTCCGATTTCCCGCCCATTTCGTTGCGGATAAGGACTTCTCGTGCTTCCGCAAGATCCTCCAAATGCTTAATTTGATTCTTAAGATCTTTAAGTTCGCTAACCAGTAATTCAAACTCACGAGTTGCCACAATCGTGCCCTCATTACTGCTTGGATACATGATCTTAGTTTGCTCCACAGTTTCAGCAGGAGGTAATGTGCCAGCCTTACAAAAGCCCCATACTTCAGCCATTTTCTTGATGAGGTCATCTTTTTCAGTGTCCGTGATGTTAAAACGGAAAGTGCAAAACTCTTGTCCACCAAAAAGCACAGCAAGGACAATATCAGTAACACCATGACAAGCTGCTTCGTGAACGAGCTGTGCATAGTCAGCATCAGGAATCCGATTAGTGTCAGTATCAAATTTGCTACGAACGCCAGCATTGTAGTTTTTAGCTTCAACAAGTGTCTTACCATCACTAGAAATGAAATCAAAATGACTTCTAAACCAATCGTGTTTTGGATGAGTAATGGCGTAGTCTGCATCTTTTATCTCCATGCGTAGGCGATCACTTGCCAAGCGACCAATCGTAGGTTGCATAACATGACCCATCTGCACTGCTTCAATGTGTGATAGGTCTGGTAGGTCTTTCTTGCCTTGCTTCTCAAGAATGACATCCACCATCTTGCCGTTGGCTACCTTGCGACTATCACCACTCCAAATGGCACTGTTGCGTATTGCTGATTCAAATTCTGATCTATCGTTCATTCCATCATCTCCAATGTAGTAATCAGCATGGTGCGGTATGAATTTATGTGATCTTCCAATCTGCCAATATTTTCTTCATGCAATTCGTTCTGCTTCTCATAAGCACGAATTTCATCAATGAGTTGGTCAATCTCATCCTCTTGCTTGGCGATAATCTTTTTAAGGTTCTCGACCTGCTTATCTTCATTGGGCTGCTTTTTACGATTCTTTGCGTCTTTTTCAAGTTGCTTGTTAAGTTCATCAAAAGAAATGGTTGTCTTTTGGTCAGGCGTGAGCGGAAACGCCACATCTTTCTGTGCTTTCATTTAAAACTCCTTGTAGTTAGGTTTAGTTATCTACCGAATGGAATGGTAGAGAGGTCATCTAAATCTTCAGGTGAATACTGAGGATTTGGATAGGGTTCAAACCACTTGGCGTTGATACCACAGCCACTAGCGGTAAGATATTCACGCTCTATGCGGGCGTAAAAGTATTTAGGTTCTCCCGTAACGGGATCGGGGCGTCTTGTGTTTAAGCAGTAGCCCGTGCTTTGCTGGTAATGCAAACAGTCTTTACAGAGTTGCATGATTATTCTCCAATTAAATAGTTAGGTCTTTACTACAATTACAACATTACAGCATTATTTTGATTAGTGCAATAGTTTTGTGTGCGTGTTGTTTTTAGGCAAAGAAAAACCCACCCCGAAGGGTGGGCTGCTTTAGTTCACTCCAAAAATGTCGTTAAACAAGCTAACAGGCATGACCTCAACTTCGACCTTTTTGATCTCTGTCTTATGCCCCAGACTTTCAAATTCTCTAGCCTTTTGCTTTGCTCTTTCTTTGCTCTGCCAAGTGCTAACAACTTTGCCATCTTTGAGAACTTGATAACGCCACTCCTTACGCCATGTATCTGACATAATTATTCCTTCGTAGTTAGGTTAAAGAACAGTAGATGATTTCCCATCTACATAATCATTATAACACAACTAATCATTATTGTCAAGTGGTGTTGTTTTTTTGCACAAGGGCTTTTTCACTTTGGGCTGCTCAGGCGTAATGACATAGCCCCCTCTGTCAATGTAGTAAGGCTTGCCAAGCTCTTTGGCTTCAATTAACCGCCTCGCTTCCATGCGTGCGTGTGTGCGATACCACTGCTCTGCATCTTTTTCTGCTTGATTCATGTTGCACCTTTCTAAAAGTTGTGGTTTAATTCCAATCGTTGAGGACTTGAACACTCTGCAAGGGTTTTATAGGTGGTTTTAGGGTTAAGGAAAGTGTCGCAAGCCCATTTTCTTCAGCCGTTCAAGCTAAAGCTACCTATAAAGCCCTTTTTTAATGCTCTGGTTCTCAATATGACGGAGCTTTGAACCAGCTCTCCCGCATGGTGTAGCACCAAAGGGAATAAACGAGATTGGCTAGTATCTGGCGGACCTTGACAGGACAGCACCGCTTTAGTTAAGCAATCACCCGATAAACGACCGCTACCTCTCATTTTGAGAGATAACCGCCTAAAGCGGTTCTGGTGCTTAGCAATTCGTGAAACAGTCATAAATTGAACATAGAGCTTTTAAGGCGTTAAAAAAGGCGGGGTGATACTACCCCCGCCAAGACCCTACGAAATACGCTTAAATAGCCATTAAAAGCCAAATTAAGAATGGTAATGAGAATAAAGCGATTACCCAAATCACAGTATCAATTAAAGTATCTTTATAAATCATGATGTAATCTCCTATGCCATTCTCTTGTATCAATTTCCTGTGCAGTTATGTCATCAGTGCCTAAAACCTCTTGAACCTCGCATTGATCGTCTAAAACCAACTCTTCAGCCTCTGTTGCAGTTGGTGCTTGAACATCGTAAACCTCTACCACTGACCGATAGACCATAAATCTAGGCATGATTCACCCCCTCAAGTTTGACAATGCGGTAATCACTTCGGTCATAACGATCTTCAATCTCACCGTTAAAGTAAGCTGAATCCATCTCTTCAAAAAAGTCATCTAGTGCTGATTGTGCTTCTTTGACGCTGCTGAAATACTCAGGCTTTCCGTCATGCTCCCAGCAGTTTTCCCAGCCATAGATGAATTGAGTTTGTATCTCGTAAGTCATAACAATTTACCCCCTCTGACAGTTGAAGCCCAAGCGTTAAAAGATAAGGCGGTTAAGCCTTGTTTAGCACACCAATAACAATATGCGGTGTATTTCTCCAATTTAGACATGATTAGGCTTCCTCTGTTGAGTTTGCCAGCTCATAGGCTAGATATTCAGCACAGAACCAAACCATCGCATTTCGAAACTGAACACCATCATTCAAATTCTTAACAATGTAGCTAGGCATTTCGCCTGTTTCTTGTTTGTATTGATCTAAGATATCGTGCAGGTCATCACAGTAAAAGTTATATAAATCGGTTGTTTCGCTGTAATAGATCATTCCTGAAACACCGCCTTGACAGCCAAATTTAGCGATGTCTTTCAGCTCATCAAGCTCATAGGTGTTTGTTAAAAACTCTTTAAATGAAGCGTATTTCATAATTTAATTCCTTTTAAGTTAGGTTTAAAAGCGGGGGATTCTCACCCCCTGTTAGTTTTACGCTAAGTTGTCGTATCCGTTATGGCTGGTAGCGTATCCCATGCCATCACAGTATTCTTTCCACTGATCCCAAGAAAGTTCTGATCTGATTCTGTTGTATTCATCTACCCAGTTAAACAGTCTAGGAGAATTACCCCAGAGGTTTGAATACTTGCTGATGTAGAACGACAACATAGCTAATCTTTTCTTGGTTGTTTCGAACTTTTTTGCTTTCATCTTGCTACTCCTTCAGTTAGGTTTAAAGGTTTACTACTTGACTGCATAGATATGATTATAAGCATAGAATGATTAGTGTCAATAGATCATACAAATAAATATTTCTATCGTTGTTTTAAAACCAATAGTTTTATGCTATAGTCATGGCATAGCTATAATCTATAGTCTATATAGAACTATTAGCTATCTTCTATTGTTTGTATAGTAGCTTAGTAAATAGATACATAGATG